CTTTAATTTTTCTGATTACTGCGGTTACGCCATGTCAGGAACGGTATCGGATATGGTGGCGGGAATTTTCAAGAAGCATTTCCCCGAAGGTGTGTGGAAAGACAAGTTGAAAATTGAACCCACAAAGGACAATTACTCTTTTGTGCTGCCGTCTGCGTACACGCCGTTCAAAGCAATAAATTGGCTTACTGCCAAAGCGTACACCAAAGCAGGAAACGAGTACAGCCCGTTCTTGTTTTACGAAACACTAGACGGTTACCGATTCGCTAGTCTGTCGTCCATTATTGATCAAGGATCGGCAAACCCCATCACCTATCTGCACACCACTGCAAACGCTGGTATTGCCGAAGGGCAACTGCAAGAACTTGGATTCAAGAGTGCGCTGCCGTCCCGATATCACAAAATACAACGCCTTGAAGAGACAAGCCGATTTGATGCTGCCAACAATATAATGAACGGCATAGTGTCTTCTCGTTTGGTGGTTCACGATTTGGTGCGTAAGGAGCAGCGGGTAAGCGATTTGTTTGAACCTGCCATTTTTGACAGCATAAAGAAACTTGGAACCGAGCCGCACTTCCGAAAGGCGGATCCTGAATCCAAACGGATGTTTGATCGTGGTGTGGCGTACTCGTATTTGCCGTCAACCCCGTACACGGTTCACAGCAAATCAAATGGCATCGTGGACAACTCAAAGATAGAGTCTGTGTATCTCAAGCGCAAGTATCACATGAATGCGTTTATGACACAGAAGATTATGATTGAGATATTTGGGGACAGCAGACGGCGAGTGGGCGATGTGGTGCATATCAAGGTTCCAAAGCCGCAGTCCGATGTTGCAGTACTGACTGACATGGACGACAAGAACTTGAGTGGAGAGTATTTGGTTACAAGTGTGAAGCACACACTCGGCACAGCGTACAGTTGCAAACTTGAACTTTCACGGAATTGCATGGGGGTCTAATGAAAGGATTTCTAGGACGAGAAGGATTTGTGTGGTGGCACGGCGTAGTGGAAGACACTGCCGATCCGCTGTTGCTTGGACGCTGCCGCGTTCGCGTGTACGGTTTCCACACAGACGACAAAACCGAACTGCCAACGGCTGCGCTGCCGTGGGCGTATCCCATGCAGCCCATCACTAGTGCTGCGGTATCGGGTATCGGTACTTCTCCCACAGGACTGCTTCAGGGTTCCCATGTGTTTGGATTTTTTCGTGATGGAGAAGAGGGGCAAGATCCTGTGATGATTGGATCGTTTGGAGGAATACCACTTAATCCTCCTGACACAAAACTGGGATTCAATGATCCAAGCGGAAATTATCCAAAAAAGAACAACGGAATAGGACCGCCGGGAATATCAATTGTAAAAGAACCGGACACCAATCGTCTTGCCCGAAACGATACAGATATTAGCAAGATAACGGTTGTGGTTCCAAAAGTGGAAAACACTTCAACAAACATCAAAAGCACACCAGATATTGGAGGTGGCTCTGTTTGGAATGAACCTATCACTCCCTATAATGCAGTGTATCCCAAGAACCATGTTCGGTACACTGAAAGTGGGCACATTGAGGAATATGATGATACGCCTGGATACGAGCGGATTCATCAGTATCATACTTCAGGCACATTCAATGAAATTGGAAATGGATGGGCAGCAGATCCAAACGGAACTCGCGTGCAGCGAATCGTGGGAAATGATTACGAAATAGTTCACGGACACAAAAAGGTTCATATTCGTGGAAAAGAAGGGTTGAACCTTGTGATTGATGGTTCCGTGAACATCACCATCAACAACGGAGCAAATATACAGATTAACGGAAACACCAGTATACTTGCAAACAATGATGTAAATCTTCAAGTTGAGGGATCGCTGAAGGCATCTGGAAAGACCATTGAATTTTATGCGGACGGGGATATTGGTTTCTCTGGACGCACCATCTCGTTCATCACAGACAAAAATGTCATGGTGATGAAACAGGAAAAGCGAATTGAAGTGAATTCAGGCGAACCTGTGCTGAAGCCCAAGCGTGTTGACTTGAAGGGCGGTGGCTAATGAACTACCGTGGCTTGCACCGCAAATACATTGAGGGGTCTTCTCAATACACTGTTTATGTGTACGGAGATGTTGTCAAGCGTAACGGCAAGTTTTATGTGTGTAGTGTGAGTCAGACATCCGGTTACATTCCCGAAGAAGACAATTCGGGATTTGATCTGCTGTCGTTTTATGAAGATCCATCACCTAATGGTCCGATAGACGGAGGAACCTACTAATGGCTGGATCTGGTGTATGCCGAGCCAACATAGATACTGCGGGTGGCACTATACTTGAAGGCAACCCGTACTTTTTCGTTGACGGATTTGCTGTTTCGTTGGAAGGAAATCCTGTGCAGGATCACGGAGATAGTCCGCACAATAAAGCAACCATGATACAGGGTAATCCAAATTTTGTTATTGGTGGAAAACCTGTATGCACCACCGCTAGTCAAGCAAGTTGTGGTCATACGCCAACAGGATCAAGCACTTTTTTTGTGGGGTAATCTATGCCTGTAACCGAACAATGGACTAAACCAAACAGAGAGTTTTCTGATGCGGTAATTTACGAGTATCCTGGACAAAAGAAGGGTAGAATTATTCGTGAAGCCGCACCAGGCAAATCCTGGCGGGATCTTTATTTTCAGGACAATTGGGAACCTGTTGCTTACTATCATCTCGAAGATGATCGGTATGTTGGTATAAACGAATATGTTGAAAAGACAAAAAAAGCGGAAGCCGCAATCGCCGCAGCAATAGCCAAGGCAGAGGCTACACCCACCGATCAAAAGGTGGCACCAGAACCTGCTCCTCCACCGCCACCACCTGCTACCTCTGCTCCTGCTGCTATATTTTTGGATCCCGATACGCCACAAGAATCTTCGCCTGCTGTAGCACCAGAATGTCCGTGCAAGAATACTGTCACCGATGGTGAGAAGGGTGTTCTTAACTTTGGGCTTACCAAAGATATGTTGAAGAACCCCAACGCAGCGGCTATTGGTCTTGCCCGACAACTTGGTGGCAGTAATGGTGATCGTTTGGCTGGACTCATAACCAGCGCAGCCGATCCAGTAAACGGACTCACTACGGCTCTTCCTGCGCTGACCCGCATACAGAGTGCGGTAAGCAGTCAAAATGCTATTGTGAACGCTTTTGAAAAAGAATGCAACAAGTTTACAACCGTTCGTGGACTCACCAGCATTATTAGTTCTCTTGGGCTGTACGCGGATCTTGCGTGTGCGCTGGGAATTGAGGGCGTTGATGTGGGTGTTGGACTGAATGTAGTAAATGAAAACGGAAAATTCCGTCTTGACTACGCCGTGAATGCCAATGTGGATCTTGAAAAAGTACTGAACAAGTTCAGCGATGGCGCAGGAACGGATCTAGCCAATGCGGTCAAGAACCTGCAATCAGGTCTAGACGAAGCGTTCAAGGCAATGGACGAGGTAAACAACAAACTCAACGAGGTCATCAACCAAGCAGCAGGAATGCAGCAGCAGGCTGTTGATTTCATCCGCAAGTACAGCGACATTAGTTCTCTGATGAACTTGGTGAACCAAGCCAGTACGGATCCGTGCTTTAAACTTGGCGGCACCATGAACGCAAATCTCATTAGCCCTGAATTCATCAATACTGTTGAAGGTGCAGGATTGGGTGGCGTGGGTGGAGGCACAAGCACACGATGAGTGGGATAACCGAATATTTGAATAGTGCCAAAGACAGTCTGCAATCTGTGGGTGAAGCGGTGGGTGTTTTTGCAGTTGGCTTGGGCTTGGGAGTTCTTGGAGTGCTTCGCAAGAAGAATATTTCACTTAAATCAATGCGAGCCAAGGAACAGAGATTTGTTCAGCGGCACAGTCAAATCCATGAACTGCTCACAGAACTCCGCATCACCGTTCGGGCTTCCCGTTGTTTGGTGTTTCAGTTTCACAACGGCGGCTCGTTTGCGGACGGCACTTCCATCAAGCGGTTTTCAGTGACCCACGAATCATGTATCGGGGGAATCACAAGCATGATTCTAGAATCGCAGGATGTGCTGCTTACCCGATATGTGGACATCATTCATTACATGGACGAATCGGCTAGCAAGATTATTTCTGTAAGCAGTCTTCCGCCTTCGGCATTTCGTTCTGGACTTGAGATAAATAGTGTAGAATACTTTAGTATTACCCCTTTGCGATGCTTGGACGGGCTGACTCCTCTTGGTTTTGTGTGCTGCCATTGGTGTTCTGCGGATCAGTTGGATGCAATTGAGACAGAAGGCGTATCGCAGACAAACTTGGAACGGGTAATATCAGATAGCGTCCACGACATAAACACTTACTTATCATATAAAGCAGAACCCAAGTAATGGCACTACGGATCAATAGCAACAGCACCAAGCCGGTATTTTCGGATATAGATCCGAACTTTACCCGTAGCCCAAAGACCAATGACCTGTTGGCTCTTCGGGATGACGCGGCTATACGGCAATCGCTGCACAATCTGATGGCTACTTCTTTTGGTGAACGGCTGTTTCAGCCAACCATTGGTGGATCACTTCGTACTCTGCTGTTTGAACCCATTGACGCAATCACCACAATGGAGATTCGGGATCGCATTCTGCTCACGCTGAACCGTCACGAACCTCGGGTGGGAAATATTTTCGTTGATGTGATTGCCAATCCTGATGAAAATCAATACACAGTCAATGTGGAATATTCCGTATTGGGAATTGGTAAAACAGACAAGATAACGGTTGTGCTAGAAAGGGTACGCTGATGGCTAACACAAACAGTTTCAATATCATTGGACTTGATTTTGATGAAGCAAAGGCATCACTACAGGCATTCCTGCAATCGCAAGACAGTCTCAAGGACTACAACTTTGATGGATCTGTGCTGTCCACTGTTCTAGATGTGCTTGCGTACAACACCCACTATCAGGCGTTCTACGCCAACATGGTGGCTAACGAAATGTTCTTGGACAGTGCAGTCCTGCGTCCGTCTGTGGTTTCTCATGCCAAGACTCTTGGATATGTTCCCACTTCTCGCCGTGCAGCAAAAGCAGTTCTCACTGTAGCCACATCGGGTGCATCTCAAACCACATACCTGTCTCGCGGATCTGAATTCGTGGGAACGGATCTTGCAGGAACGCAGTACCGATTTGTATTGCTTGATACTGTGTACGCAGATCTTACCACCCCACAAGGATTCAAGAATATTGAAGTATACGAAGGCACACTGCGGCGCATGAGTTATGCGTATGATCCCAACAAGAAGACCGCATCCGTGCTGCTTATTCCCAATGACAAGATTGACACCAGCACCATCAAGGTGCGTGTAAAGTCATCGGCTGCGGACAACACAGGCGTGGAGCAAGTGTGGGCTTATTCGGATTCGTATATTGATCTTACCCCCACTTCCAAAGTGTTCTTCCTGCAAGAGCGCGAAACCGGGATGTACGAACTGTTCTTT